ACAGCCGATTCTTTTTTCTTCTTTTTTTCTTCTGCTTTAGCTTCCTCTAAAATTTCTTTAGAGTCAGGTAAATTTAGTAGTTCTTCTAATTTTTTAGTCATTAATTTGAATCCATTATATGCTACTATTATTTATCTAAAACAATAAGTACTTGTATGAATATTCAATCTGCATTTCCTATACCTCTTGGCTTTGATAATGTAACCGGTGACTGGGTTACTCCAGCATCCTTAGAAACATTTGATAACGATTATTTTGGACAAACTACAGGGGATTTGCACAAAACAGAACGTTGGTTGCCATTAGCACAACAGCTAGAAACTATTGCAAATACTTATGGTAAAAATATTGGGTGCATAACTACACTAAAAATATCTAATATGTGGTTAAACAAAATGGTTGGATTTAATACTATACAGCCGCATTATCATAGTAATAGTTTATTCAGCTGTGTAGTGTATGTACATGGATCGTCGGGTACTAGATTTTATAATCCTACTCCGCCACAACTACAAGCATCTGAATACGAAGATAAAGGTTTCTTTTATGATGACTATACTGTTGGTCCTGAGACTAATGGTGTAGTAATGTTTCCTAGTAATCTTAGACATACTTCTATGCCATGTGCTGAAGAAAGATTTACTATTAGTGCAAACTTTAATGCAGTAGAATACGGAAACTTACGTACATTAAATCAATTGTAGTAACTATCTTCTACGCCCAGTGTGGAAAATATCACCTTCATTAACGATTCTAAATGTAATGCCTTTTTGTTTACACCAAGCTCTAGCTGCTAACCATTTAGCCTGATTAACAACATAATGTAATTGATTAGATTTGCTTTTGCCAAGTTTTTCTTTAATTGTTTGATTAGCTGGCTTTACTTCTATTAGTTCAACTTTTTGTCTACCTGACTTATCTGCATATGCAATAAAAAAGTCTGGTACGTATATTGTATATTTGCCGCTTAATGGATTTCTATAAGGTATGCGTATTGCTTCACTTGCCCATTGTGTTACACTTGCATGTTCGTCACAAAATCTCATAAATGCAAATTCCCAACTTGACCTATATGTTGGTGTTTTGTTACCTGCGTATTTGTCTGGGTTTTTTAAAGTAAATTTACCTTGTGCAAATCTTGCCATATCATTTCTTAAACCTTATGCTAATGCCGCCTTTAAGATTTAATGCACCGTTAAGTGATACTGTATTCTTACCTGGAACAGGAGTAGTAACAGGATAGTCTGCTAAGTATCCTACTCTACGTACACTACCTTGTAGTCTATTTCTGTCAGACCATTCTGTACCTTCTGCTGTAGTACCTCTAGTATTGTCATAGAAGTCAGCTGTGGTTTGTTCTTCAACATTAGTCTGTAGCCAATTTTTAATATCTTCGCCAGTCCAACCTCTGTTGTATTGTACTACTGTTGCTAAGAATCCACATGCTACTGGACAAGCTGCTGATGTTCCACTAAAGCGTGTGTCTCTACAATCACTTGATGTAGACAAGCCTGTGTAACTATCATCGTAACGTGCAACATCGGTTCCGTATGTGCCTATAGTTGCAGCTAATGTTCCGTCAGCTGGTGCATACATATCAATTGCATTGCCCATATCACTATAATTAACTTTACGTTCTTTGTTTGATGAAAATTGATCGTCTAGTGCGCCAATGTTAATAGCAGGAAACTTAACTGTAGTATTGCCTGCTAATGTTTGGCTTTCTGTTTTACCTATGTGTTGTGGGAAACCTCTTCTATTAGTTGTACCAGTTACAGTATATCCAAAACTACTAAATGTTTCACCGCCTGCACTACTATAAACACCGTCACTTGAACCATCACTAATATGGTTATCATAGTTAGGATCGTCTGGATTTGTTTGTGTCTGGCCACTATTACCTGCGGCTGCAATGAATATAAACCCACTCTCCATTAATTCTTTACCAGCTTGTGTCATTGAGTTGTCATACATTTCTGACTTCCAACGCCCGGCGTCCCCATCAGCACCCATGTACCTAATAAACTCTGGTTCGTTACTACTTCCACTATATGATGTTCCTGTTGCACTTTGAAAATAATAATTAGTCGAACTTTTATTTGCTCTAAATCCCCAACTGTTATTTCCCATAGTAGGATTCTTTGTTCCGTATAAAGGATTGACAGGTTTGTATTGATGGAATATTTTACACATATCAAACCCAATTTCAAAGCTACCAACATTACTATTACTGTAAAGATTCATAGCCCATTTGTTTGCGTTGTATGCCCAACCATGTGTGCGGCCATATATTAAACTAGCACACTGTGTTCCGTGATCTGCATTTGCTAATGAAGGATATGCTGTGTTATCTCCGTGGGCACCTTCTCTAGTATAACTAGTGTTTACAAGTATGTTACCAAAAGATGCAAATTCTGCACTACGCTGTGTACTGTCTCTCCACCAATCGTGTGCTACAGTAGTAACAGGTACAGTAGTGCCATCCCATCGTGTTTCTAGTCTTGAGACTGGATCTGCATTGAACCAATCAGGATCAATATAATAAGGACCGTCTAACATTACATCTAGTACATCACAATAGCCATTGCCCGGTAAAGCGTTCCCACCAACATAATCAACTGGGCTTACTGATGCTCCTGCATCAAAGTTTACTCTGTTAGGATTAATAAATTCAACATGTCCAATCCAAGTACCGTTGTCCATGCATATAATATCTACGCCTTCGCCTGCACCCTTAGGACGAGGATTTCGATCAATTTTTGTAGTAGAAGTTATACTGCCTTCAATCCAAGGATTTCTCTTTTGTTCCATCCTAATTAATTGGTTACTTGCACGGCCTACATCTGCTGCTGTATCTTGCGAGAATGTTCCTTGTATGAATCCATTACTAGCCCAATATTGCCAATTCCTAACTGTACTAGCATAACGATCATATGATTCATTTTTTACGTCCATGCGTAAATCATCGTCAGATGCATTAAATATTTCTGGATATCTTGCAGGAGTTAAATTTATAAAAAGTACTCTAGCATCAGCACCTAATGTTTCAGCTTCAGCATCAGTTAAAAGATATTCGCCTCTAGTAGGACTATGTTCTGTATGATTTCCACAAACAACACTTCTACTTAAAATAGAACCATCTACTAATTCAGTGTGTAGTTCGTTAAACTCATTTACAGTATTTGTACTTAGAGTATAATAACGTTCACTCATTAATTAACTCCTTAGTGCAAATCAACCCAAGAGCCGCCAGCGTAGCCTTGGAATTTACTTGTTGTAGTATTGTATATCACATCGCCGTTTTCTGCTGTAAAATTATTACGTTCATCGTCTGTAAAACTTGCAAACTTAAAAGGACTAGATGATACTTCTACTCTTGTACTTGCTGTCAGCTTTATATCTGTAGCTGAAAATACTTCTGGACTTCCTGTGCCATTAGATGATATATCACCATCAACAGTTAAGTCATTTGTTACTGTTAAACTATTTTCAACTGTTAAGTCACTTCTTATAATTACTGGCGGCACAAAACTAATTGCACTAGAATCATCTGTATCAATTAAACTTGCAGCAAGTGTAAAGTTTCCAATAGTATCTCCAGCCGCCTGGAATGTAAAGTTACCAACACCATCTGTAGTTAGAACTTGTCCTACACTACCATCAGTAATACCTAAGTCTGTTAAATCATTAGGTATAGCAGCATCAACATAACCTTTAACAGCTCTCTCAGTAACTAGTGCTGTTTCACTATTATCAGTTAATCCTGTATCGTTACTAAACTCGTCAACTTCTACTCCTAAGCCCATCTGTAAAGTGGTTAGTAAAGCAAACGATGTAGGTTTGTTTGTTAAGTCATTGTAACTTCTACTGAAAAGTAAGTTAGTAGTATCTGTTATTTCACTTAAATCTGCAGGTATAGTTGGACGGCCATTTAAACTATTATAGTTGCCGTCAAATAATAATCCATTATCATCAGTTAAATCATTAAGGTCAGAAGGTATAGTTGGAGAACCTGTTAAACTAGCATATGCTCCATCAAATAATACTGGCTTGTTTGTTAAGTCTTCATAACGTCCTGTAAAGGAGTCTGTAATTCCGTACCCTGCATTTGTTGTTGGTTTACCAGTAACATCAGCAAACGGAATACTAGTTGCTACAACATCTCTAAATGTAAAATTACCAACGCCGTCTGTACTTAATACTTGTCCTGCACTACCATCAACTATATTAATATCTGTTAATATGCTAGGTATAGCTGGGCGACTATTTAAATCATTATAGTTTCCTGAATATGCAACAGTATCTAACGAATCTGTATAACTAGGTATAGCAGAGCCACTATTATCTGATAATAGTTTTCTCCATGCTCCTGCATGTGCATAATACAAGCCGCCTGTTGCGTGTACATGTACTACTAGCCCATGATATCTTGCTGCATCAATTGCATTTAATTCTGTTGTTGTTGCTACTACATTAGAATACAATAATTTGTTAGAACCAAAATCTATATCAGTAGTAAGTAAGTTACTACCGTCACCTAATACACTGTAAATTTCTGAAAAATTATCATTAAGTTTTTCAGCACCGTCACGCAAACTATCGCCAGTGCCGTCGTTTGCATTAGATCCTCTATTAATTATTTGTTTTGCCATGTGTTATGCTCCGTCCCAGGTGTTAGTTCTAGAATCAAATGTAAATCCTGTTGCACTAAAGTTGTTCTCAACTTCACTATTTATTATTACTGGTGCAGGCGAACCTTCAATTATGTTTCTTTTTTCTAATCTATTATCAGTGTTTTGTTTTTTAAATCCTACAGCACTAGTGCGCTTTCGATTGTAATTAAGAATTTCAGCTACTACAGCACTTAGTTGTATATCTTTGTAGCCTTTTAAAGTATCAAGCAATTGAAAAATCTTTATGTTATCTAGTTTAGCTTGTTGTAGCAAGACAACACTTACAGCTACTGCACTTGATTTATCAAACCCTTTGTTTTCAAAAAATCCAACACATGAGTTTAAATCATTGTCATTAAAATTTATCGACTTTGTAAGATACTTGTCAAAAAACAAACGTACATCTTCGTCTGATTTTTTAGTAATATTTTTTACTGGTAATCCACTATTCATAATGTTATATCCAATGCTTTCTCTCTGTAAAGTTCTTTAGTTCCCTCAGGTAAAGCTGCCCACGAATCGTTTATTCCGTTTACTCCGCCAGTTCCTCCGCCAGTAAGATAATCGTTTTTATATACACTCTTTGCTGCATCCTCTAGTGCAATAGGATTATCTTTAAGTAATTGTCTAGTAGTTGTCCCTTGTACAACAGTTGAGCTATCAGTTTGTGTGTTTACACTAGTAGCTTCTGTTACATCATTACTTCCGCCGTCGCCATTATTTTTTGGAATTACAGTATTAGCAACTCCGCTAACATTAGTATTTCCTATGTCACCTAGTACGCCCTTTAGTCCACTAAAAGTTTCGTCCTTTAATTGTTCTAAAGTCATATTTTCAAGACCTCTAAGCAATTGAAATGCTGCTAGTCCTGCTTGTAAAGGACTACTAAATCCTTGACCTTTAGATATGTAATCATACAAGTCTGCGCCTGCTCCAAAAGCACCGTCTAAACTTAATGGACCGCCGCCTAATAATGATATAGGTGAAGGCTGTCTATCATAATGTTCTGTTGAACCAAATCCTGTTGGTCCTGGTTTATCACTATTAGCGTTGTCTGATGGTCCTCGTGAATAATGTACAGCTTCATATGCAACAGTAATTGTATTTGTCATTGGTGTTGAACCGTCACTGTTATCTACACTATCATGTTGCCAACTAGTAATAATTGGATTTACTATTGTATAGGTAGTATATGTCTTTTTAGCTAATTGACTAATTTGTATATTTTGGAAAAACGGTACAGATATATTGTTATCTAAACCAAACTTATATTGATTTCTTCCACTACCTAAATATGTATTATCCCCGCTACCTGCTTTGTTATATGCTCCAGGTAAACGCCCGTATCCTGCATCAGCAAAATAGTATCTGTAGTATGCTTCTAGTAATGCTGTAGTTACACCGTAGTTGTCATCATGGAATGTAATTGTAATAGGCTCGTATTGTATACCAGTTTGTACATTCTTTTTTCTATTATACTTGTTACGTGTTTCAACGTTAGAAGTATATCTTGGTAAGTCTGCTGATTTAACAAGCATACCAATTTCTAAATTATGTTTGTCTTTTAATTCGGGTAGTATGCTTCGTACTACAGGATCTAATTGAAAATATGTATGATATAAAAATTTACTCTTAGGAGCAAGTTTTAAATTGCCATCTACATATAACCTACTAGCATGTTGCCAGTCGGCCATAGTTCCTTTAGGGCCTAAAATCCCATTAACTAAGTTATCTAAAAATCCATTCGATGTCGCTGCCATACTAATATTTATCTATATAGAATAAGTGCGTAGATAATAAAAAAGGGAACCCGTAGGCTCCCTCTTTAGTGTTTCTAATATACAGTGCTTGTATTAAGCGCCGCCACCTGTTATAAGCGATCCTAATGTACGTCCAACTGCTGTACCAATACCTGTATCTGTAGGTGTTTGGATTGCGTTGTCATACTGGATTTCTAGTGTAACAGTAACTGGTTCATTATTTTGATAAGCCAATGTGTTGTAGTTAGCATTAGTAACAAAACAACCATAAAGTTCAAATGTTTCTAATACGTTTGGAGTATGTACTCCGTTACCACCGTCTAAGATCTCAATACGTGTTGTAAATTTATAATCTTGACCACTTGCTGCACTTGATTGCTCGTAAAAGTCGAACTGTTTCTGTAACTGTTCGCCTACAAGTTTTTGTACAGCGTTGTTTACGTCTTCACGTAAGTTAAGTGTTATTGGCGACCATGTATGCTTACCTGCTAAGTATGCTTTCGAGTTGTATGCGTGTATTTCCATTGGCTCAAATGCTACTGTTGGACGGGTAATATCTACTACCTGTTTAGTAAGTTCTGTTGTCGGTGTTGACACACCAAAGTTTTCCAGTGACACTCTAAAGCGGTACTGAAGCTTTGGCATCAACAAGCCCTGGTTACTGGCAGAGTCCCCGCCAGCTAACGGTACTGTAATTTTTGATAGTGTTGAAATTGCCATTTACTTTGCTCCTAATTTGTTATATGTATTTATCATATTAAAGACCTGCTATTTCGCCAGTGTTTTTCAAACGTAGCGGAATGTAAATAAACTCAATACTCTTAACAGGTTCAATAGCAACATCTACGTATAGTTCGTTTCTATCAACTCTTGCTGGAGTGTTGTTTGTTTCGTCACATACAACTAAGAAGTCATACAATGCTCTTTGGCCTACAAGTTCTAATAGTAAACTCTCAACTTGACCTTTAATCTCATCACGTGTAATCTTATCATTTGGTTCAAAGATATAAGGCTTAGCAAGCTGGTTTAATTGACTACGTAAGTAGATAACCAAACGTGCTACGTTGATTCTATCCAGTGAACTTGATCCTCTTGCACGAGTTTTTTGTCCAAAGTTAACAAGTCCTGCACCTGTAATAAACGTAATTGGGTTAACGCCTTGTGCATACAATGTATCTCTTTGTCCTTCGTTTAGTGCAACAGTTGTAAATTCGCCTTCGCTATTAATATAACCAGTTGCTGATGCGTTTGTAATTCCGCCACGTCTTGTACCTGCTGGTGCAAACCATGGGTAAGAAACTTGATCACTTAGTGCAATAGTTCTTAGCATCATGTGTGAAGCTGGAACTATAACATTGTTACCAAAGTTGTCGCTTGTAAATCCTGCAGGATAAAATATACC